ATAAAGAACCATACACATTTGGATACGGAACACAGTTTTATCCAGATGGATCTCCTGTTAAAAAAGGACATCGCTGCACTAAGAAAAGAGCTTTGGAATTTTTAATGAATGAGATCTATGTAATTGATACCGAACTGGATAAATTACACCTAGATATTGATAATTCAATGAGAGAATCTTTAGTCTCATTTATACACTCAATAGGATGGGAACCTTTCTTATATAGCAGCGTTGTTGATCATATTGATGCTCAAAAATACCATGCAGCTGCAGATGAGATGAATAGATGGATATTTAACCAAAATCACAGAGCAATAGGACTTTTGTTACATAGAAGACAAGAAGAGACTAATTTATTTTTATCGGAGGTAGATTCTAATGTAGCTTCTCTTCCTAATATTCTGTTAACCGCCATGAAGGAGTATACCGGACATCCAAATCAGATACAGGCGTTAGTTAATTTAGAGCAGAGAATAAATCCTTACATACTCACTGAATTCATGAACACCTTTGCAACGGAACCTACTAAACCTTCAATTCCTGTACAAAAGAGCACAGATTACGAACTTAGCTATGGTGATTTTGATAGATAGTCGTAGAATAGGTTTAGAAAATAGTAACAACTAATGGAAAATTCAGTTGAACCAAAAGCATTTCAGCTGCCGTTAGAGCTACAGTTTTCCATGCGGAAAGCTGAGATGAAAGCCAGTGAGATGAATTGGGATCAGCTTTACCTTGCCTTGTTAAGCTTGTATCACCAACGTTTGATGGAATGGCATGCTCTTAAATCTCTTATGGCAGAAGAGAATGTTGATATTGATTTTGATGTACCTACAGATATTGAGCTACTAGATCTTGTGTCTAAGTCTCAGGAACTTATTGAGGAAGAACTGGATGATGAAGAGGGAGAAGAACCTCTAAGTATCTAGTTCTATAAGCTTAGATAAATACCACTTAGCTTTTCTTAAGGATTCTTTTCCTCCTTTATGACGTTCACGCCACATATATTTAGCTACATTACCTTTTAGATAACCACGGAACTCTTCTGGAGTCAGCTGGGCTTCTATCGCATCTATACATTCTACAGAACTTGCTGCATAGTGAATTGGTTTCTCTACTGGATCGAAGAAGTGTAGAGTACCATCTGCTGGTGTGACAGTAGGCATCGGACAAAAGTCGTCAGTACATTCTTCCATTATCTGATCTACTTCCCTGTTTTCGAATTCGGAGAGTCTAAAGCCATTAAGAGGGTTCTTGGTCTGACTGAAACCGCTGGATAATTCTTCATCGCCTCTTCCATAGATGGTATGTACCCTGTCATTCCTGGGCGTTGTCCCTCCATCCCTAAATTCTTTCTCTCCATTCCCTCTTCGCATGCTGCTAATCCTCGGTTATACATATCATACAGAGGAACATCATTTTTTTCATTATCTATTTCAGCTCCAAAATCTTCTATAGATAGACCTCTGCATTTGACTTCGTCTTTAACGAAATCACTTAGAAAATTAGTTGCACCAAGCATGGCTATATAAGGTATGATTTCTTTCTCTTACAATGGTATCATGGCACGATTCTACGATTCCACTTACGACCCCAGACAAGACTCAGGCACATCTGGAGCAGAACTATCAGACTTAAATCCTGAACAAGGATATGATGTAGACCTGCGTCGTTTTGATATGGATCAACGAGGAGATGTAGAAGATATAAATAACCAACAGAACAGAGTAAGACGATTCTTCAAATCTGCAAAAGCTGCAGGAGCATTTAGACAACAATCTGGATTTGATGAGCCTTCTTTAGGAGGACGTATACCGGTAGGTAAGGCAGATATAGGAGGCACAGAACTACCAAGTCTTAGAGGACGTAACTTTGGGGGACCTGGAGCAGGGTCTACTGAATATGCCAGTAAACCAAAACCACAGTTTGGAAAAGCTTTTTATTTATAACTAAACACCTACAGGCTTATTTATACTTTTTCTTTTTCTTTCTGGGTAATCAATATCACAAGGATTACCTCTATAAAATAACAACTGGGTGATGCCTTCATTGGCATAAATTCTATTAAATAAGGAGGTACAATTACTAATTTGTAATGTTAAATAACCCTCCCATCCGCTTTCAGCTGGAGTAATATTACAAAATATTCCTGATCTTGCATAGCTTGATTTTCCTACAGCCATTACAGTTATATCTTTAGGTAATTTTAATCTTTCTTCTGCTCTACATAGACAATATCCATAAGGTGGTAACAAGAAGTATTTACCTCTTTCATCTTCATTTAGTTCTGTATTTTTCAGTATTTCAGTATCAAAATCTTTAGGATCACACATGCCTGTTTGTGTACCTCCAAACAGTAAACATTTTTCTTCAGACAATCTTATATCGTAGCCATAAGAGTTTAATCCATAACTTAAAGTCTTCTTACCATTAATTTCCTTAACTTCAGTTGGCACAAAGGGTTCTATCATGTTTTCTTTATCAACAAGATGCTTAATTTCCCAATCAGATAAGATACTCATGGTCGTTTTTTATATCGTTCGAGTATATCTAATCTAACAAAGGAGTCTACCTTTTTCACCATAAATATCTATGAACTTTTCTATCATTTTTGTAGAGCCCTGTATTGGCGGTAGATACACCAAAAAGGATGTACAAGTTTTATGCGAACTGATACCTTTGCTTGTATTTTTTAATAACGTCGGAGCTGTCTTTAATATACAAATAGGGAAGTCAAATATCTTCTGTTCGTATCTAATCATGTCAGGACAATTTGTAAAATAGAGTCCTTGTTTAACTTCTTTTGCTAACCAAGCTTTATACAATTTACGGAACCATACAGCATGAGAAGAAGTTAAGCTCGGAGAGGACGCTCTGGTCATCTTCCACTTAACATTTTTCTTGTCCCAGAAGTATGCTCCACTAGGAGGAAAGAGGTATACATTTCCGTACCATTGTTGACAATTAAGACCATCATCACTGGGACTAAAGAATTCATCAGCCTCTACATACTTATTGGCTGTTTTTGAACTTGCAACGTCTAATTCTATACCTTCTAACAAAGCATGAGCAGAAGCAATAAGGTCGTAATTAGTAATTAATTCAAGGTCTTCTCTCCTTTTGGTGACATCATGTATGGCCATTAATTCATGGAACAAGGAGAGGCATCTACTTTATCAAAGTTTTCATAATCAATTTCTAGATATCTAATACCATCCTTATCTAATACCATGTATCCTGATTTCTTTTTAGGATCTATTTTCTCTGCTCTATTTAATATTCTCTTTAGACTTTCAGCTAAATCATCATTGTTAATGGCTTCACATAGTCGTATATCCTCTCGTATGTCTTCCAAACTACACCAAGTTTCTACCTTTAGATTGGGATTTAGACGCATAACCCCTGGTCCTTTAAGATTCCAAAACTTTAAATACTGTTCTCCTTGGTCTGCAAGTATGAATTTAATGGTGGTGTCTAAGAAAGCGGCTTTATTTGGGTCCATATCTGGTCCTATTACGGAAGCGATTAGTTTTTCTCTTCTATTCATTTTTTTAGTAGTCCCTGTCTGGTTAGTGATTCGAGTAATTTAGGCATCGGTTGATAAAGAACAACCATTTTTCCTAAAATACCACGCTTCTTTACTAATTTGCCATCCTTATCTCTTACTTTATTGAACTCTCCTGACCTTATTAAATATTCAGCAACACAGCGTAATCGTCTTTTTAAAGGTAACTCAGCTTGAGGAAACTTACCACAAATAGTATCTGCCTTCATGTCTTGAAAAGCAATTCGCAATCTGTTTGCTAAAGTCATATTTGAATTTGCATCTTCTTCCTCATAATTTTTTACATTTTCTAAATATCTTTTTAAACATCCATCATCAAAAGATCCTTCGGGAGGCATAAACATTTCCACTTGTAGTTGTAAAGATTTAGATAATGTTTGTTTATAATTTTTTACCGTAACTTTTGTTATATCGATGTTAACGAACCGATGAGCTATCATGTTAATTTACCGGAGCTAGTTGTTATATACATAGGAGAAGCTTTTTTACGATAATCTTGTGAATTAAAGTCTCTATTCTTAGCAAAAGATTGTACTAATTGATTCCATGGGATTCTTATCAACGCTTTTCTGCCTGAATCAGGTGAAGCATTAACATAATGTATACCTTCGACCCAACCTTTTTCAGGATTCTTTTTACCTAGAGCCATCCAATTACGAAGTGTCTGATCTGAAACTCCCAATCTACGAGAGCATTCTTCGGTGCTAATGTATTCATCAGCAAAAGCTTGAGGGTTAAGAACATCCGTAGAATCATCTTCGTAACGACTATGCCACATTGCAGATAAAATATTTTTTATCCCTTTTAATTCCCACGCTATATCTTCCAAACCCTTGCGTAATCCTGGCCTCATAATACCACTCCTGTCTATTAGATGCTAATGTGAAAGTAAATAGTTTTCGTCAATGGAAGAACAAGTACCTCCTAGTCAATCACCAGTTAATCCGCAGATTACTCCCGAACAAATAGAGCAAATGAAAGCTCGTGCTAGAGAGTTGGCTATACAACAAACTTTAGCTCAAAATGCACCTACTTTGCCACCTCAAGGCCAACTTCAACCCAAAGTAGTTTATGTTAGAAGAAACTTAACGATTGCAGAGATTGTTTTACTATTAGTAGTTTCTTGTTGTTTAGTTACTGGGGTACAATTTACATGGAATGTTGTTAACGAATTCTTACCAAGATTAGAGATAAGAGTTAAATAAGCCTCAGAATACTGGATCTATAATTGTTAAATAAGCATGCATATTTATAGGTCGTGGCAAATCGTAGAATTAGTGAGTTACAGGAGCAAGCAGGTCTTCAATTAGCAGAAGATGATCTATTGACGGTTGTAAATGTATCTGAACCTGATCCGGGATTAAAGAATAAAAAGTTAACAATATCTGGCACAAAAGCGTACTTAAATGTTCATTATTTACCTAGAACAGGTGGTACTATCAGTGGAAGTACGGTAATTCAAAATAATTTAACGGTATCTGGCACAACAAGTATTGCAGGACTAACAGTAACCGATCTATTAACCGTTAGTGGTTTAGTTATACAGAATGATGCTACTGTCTCTGGAACTATTAGTGGTACCAACATAACCGGTGGATCTATCGAAGGTTCTAC